CCATTACACGATCACCTTTATTCCAGCTTTACCCATTGCCGCCTGCGCAGCCTCGTACAACTCTTCCGGCGTTTTCGGTTGTGCCGCCATCTTGCGGATAACACCGTCAAACGGCATCAGGTCCATACCCTTAGGGATACTTTTTGCACCCGCGCTGGCATACACCACCTGACACAAATGGGCCAATAGCGTTTCCATGCCGTGCGTTCCCCAAGGTTCTACGTTGAAGTACGCTCGCCAATCCGCCCATTCATCCGCGCTTAAACTGTCAACCTCTGCAAGTGTCTTGCCCAGCCCTAAAGCTAATCGGTGCCGGAAGAGCCAATCGGGGTCGTCTCGGAGTTTTTTTCCGCTAGTGCCTGCGAATCGTCAATCAACTCGTTGAGGGTTTGCGCGGCAATTGCAATGCGCTCCACCACTTCGCCGTTGCGATCCTGAATCAGGGGGATATCTTTCTCTTGGAATATCCGCGTTCCGGTTTCATCGCACGCGCACATATACACAATGCGGGCGTGGTGGTCCGTGCCAACAACACCCTTATTGCGCATGGTTGATATAAGTAGCTGATTCTTTTCCTTGGCCGTCATGTTATAGACGTACACCGTGCAGCCCCACTCGGGGCATTCCACGGGTACACAACGCCGGTCATTCGCGCCTAGAATCTGTTCGCGCAGGTCCATTAGAAAGCTACTCCTTATTAAGCGGTGGTGTCTTCAGTAATCGCGCCCGCAACCTTCATTTTGACCGTCTGCTGCATCGTCTCGCCAATCTTGGAAGATGCGCCGATGTCGATGCAGAAACAGGATGCAGCCCAGCTTACGCCGGTAATCCATGCAATGGTCACAGTCTCCGCAGCCGCACCCAAAAGCGTGCCGGTTGCATCCGTGCCATTGAAGAAATAGGTCATGCTGAATTCGCCGCCCTCGACCAAGTCAGCCGGGATATAGATATGTGTGCCAGTGGTTCCCATGTGAGTAGCTTTCAGCGCGTCACGGGTGCGACCATCCGCAGCAACGTCAATCAACTGCGCTGCAAAAGTCGAAGTACCGAAAGTTACCGTCGTTCCTGTTCCGTCTACTGCTGTTCCAGCCATTGCCGTATCTCCTTTAGGTCATCGTTGACCATTCATATTCTTGCGTTACCGTATGTACCCGCGAATCGCTTCCGTCCGCAGGGTTAAACGTTTCGTCATCCTCGCGCATCAAGTGCAACCGTCTGAATTGCACGCTATCGCCGCCTATCGTTACAGTCACTATCTCCGCGCCGTCCAGCGTTGCGCGTATCGCGTCCGCTAGCGTATCCGCCGCCGCCTTGGTTTCAGCGTATGCCGTAAACTCTGTATTTCCCTGCCAATGTCCTGAAGCCGCTACGCCGCCCATGTAATGCGCAGGCTCCGCGTTGTTGCGTAGGTACGTTATGAACGGCATAACCACATCATGCGGAACATCATCAACTGGGCATACCGTGATATCGGTATTGCTAGCAGCAATCACCGCCGCGCTGTCGCGTAGCAGCTTTCGCATTGCGTATTCCGGTCGAAGGTAGCCCATGTTCTATCTCTTAAACAGTTCGTTGAAAATATAATCGCGGTACTCTTGCCCAAGCCGTTGCTGCATGGCATCGAAACTTTCCGCCCATATCGGATCAGCCTTTATGCCGGGGTGCTTTATCACCCGCTTGCGCTTAGGCTGCACAATTGCGTGAGGCTTGGTGCCACCCTCAAACAGGTGCGCCAGACTGGCAAAGTTGCGTATGCCCTTACTGGCCTTCACCTTGGTTGACTTGGTACGAATCCGCCCGCGAACACCACCGCGCACCACATTGACGCTGATTCCGATTTGCTTGCTATACACCGCACGGGCTTGGGCATTCATGGAATCTAGGTCACTCTTGATACGCTGGCGAATCTTTCCTTGGACGGGCAGCAATGAATGGCGCACAGCACGCTTGATTAGATTGCCTGCAACCTTGCGTTCCATCTTTTGCAATACACGGTCGAGTTCAAACCCGCCTTGTAATTTCACTTCAAATAGAACGCCCATTACGTAACCTCGATGCACTTGCAGATTAGGTCAGACTTCCTGCCGTCCAAATCGTAAACGCTCGCTATATTCAACTGTCGATACAAAATCACCTTGGCGTTGTCCGCGTGGTTTGCGAGCGTGCTACCAAAAGCCGCCCGCGTAACCGTGATTGTGTTGCCACTCACGCTAGACACCGTCATAAATTCATCGTCTATCCGCAACGCCCGTACACGGCGTGTCTGTGCAAACTCCACAAATGCCGCATCGTCAACCACAACCGATGTGCCGCTAGTTATCGCGCCATTCAACTGCCCGTACAGTCCATTGATTAGGAACCGCCGTTGAGTGTTGATATCGTTGCGATAATTGACGCGCACCGTATGCGTGACTTCCGCCGCATTCTGTCCCGATTCAACTGTTTCAGTCCCGCCCTCTGGCGTTACTTGCGCGTATACAAGGCCAACGTTTACCCAAGATTCCTCTGGCTCGCCCGTAGTGCTATTTATCGACCTTGTCGGCTTTTGAAGGAACAGCATCCGGTTTTTCAAGCCCGCTCTTGGCATCGCGATAATCTCCATACGTGGCAACCTTGCCATCGGTAACGCGCTCGTTCTCCGCCGCCGGGGCCACTATGCCAGCCGCAATCGCCCGATCTACCCAATCGGCACAACGGGAATCACCCGTGCGCTTCACGGCTTCCTCTGCGTCAAATACAATCACGTTGCCGCTGTGGCAAATGTTGCATTTCTCTACCACAACTAGCTTGCCGTCCTTCTTTACCACCTGCTTGTAGGTGAATCCGGGAGGCGTTACACCTTTGAGTACAAGCAATTTCTTTGCAGCCATTTCGAGAGTCTCCTGTTTTGCGCTAGTACCGCGCCTCTACCCATTCTCTTTGCTCTTCAAATTCAACTATCTGATACGGTGCAAGCGCAGCCTTTATGCCCATTGGCAACTCGTTGACAGTTGCGCCTATTACCGTATTTTCGCGATTGGCGTACATATCCGACACCATCCACCGCAAGGCTTGCAGAAGATCCGCAGGTAGCGCAGAAGCAATGCCATAGCCTGCAACGAATGTCACGGTCACGGCATTGATTACGCCGAATTGCGTTGACGGATAAGCCACGTTAGGAGCCAACACCACCATGCCCGGTTGCCGCTTGTTGTCTACTTGGTAGTTGCTAGCACCCCATGTCTGAGTCGCGCCATTTATATCCACGTAAGTGATACTAGACACGCTCTGCAATGGTGGCAGCGCAATACGAATAGGCGCACCATCATGAGGGAAAGAATCTAGGTACAGCTTCCAAGTTTGCGTAATCAGCGCACGCTGGCAATAATTCTCCGCAGCCCGTGTGGCCGAGGCTATTAAACTTTCAATCAGCGTATCATCGTCCGTATGGTCAACGCGCAGAAACGTTTTCGCTTCCGCAACCGTCATAACCGCCGTAGCCGGTGCCGTTGTTTGCACAAGGGCCATTTACTTCACCCGCTTTTGTACAATTCGTTGGGCGTTCACAATAGGGCGCGCATCAGCCGTTTCAATCGGCGTTACATCAGCCGTTATCTCTACAAGTTTGATTGCACGACCATAGCCCTCTTCCACAATCTGCGCAGCCACATCGTCCGGCAAATCAATAATGCCGTTCACTCCGCAGTTGCCGTGGGGTCCGGCATATATTCGATTCATCTGCACCTGCATGATGGATTCCTTTATGTCGGGCGGCTGGCAACTTACCGCGCCAGCCGCCCGCACATATATTGTTTACGCGCCTACCACAAGCTCAGGGTCAATGATGCCCGCGCCGTGAGTAGCGGGTTTAGCCTTGCCGTTGCTCAGGATGCAGATACACCCATCGCTAACCGCATTCTGCGTGCCACGGTCAAGCACGGCATAGATATACCGCTTGGTCGGGTTGGTCACTTCGCAAACAGCAACCTTGTCATCATCGGTGTCCGCAATGGTTACGGTCGCGCCGCTAATAAGCGCGCCAGATGCCGCATTGGCGGTGTGGCCGTATATGTTCAGCGAGGTGACTGCGCCGCTGGTAATCGCGCCCAAGCTCCAAAGGAACGTAGCCGTGTCATAGCCCTGCATGTCCACAACATCGCTTGTCAGGTCAGAAGTGCCAGCCGCCGCACCCGCTTCGACGCGGATGAGTTTGTTGCTAGTCGTAAAGTTGTGCATCTTATAAGTCTCCTATCAGGTTGTCAGTTGTTATTACTAGGCCAACGTTACGCGCACGAATGCTTCTTCAAATACGGGCATACCATCGGTTTCCGCCCGAACAATGAAGCCAACCTGCGAATTGCCCGCATACAGTTCGTTGAGACGCTGCACGCTCATGTTGAGCGCATCGGTGATCCAGTAGCGGCTAAAGTCGCCCAAGATGCCAACGTACAGGCCGGTCGTGAAGGTGTTCGGCACGTACTCGGAACGGTAGACCGGGATACCAAGCAACGTGTCAGGCTGCCCAACCTGATTGGACGGCTGCCAGAGGTACTGGTTCGTCGTGTCCTTCAGCTTGGCAATCATGGTGGTAGCATCGCGGTGGAACATCCACTTAGCGTTGGGAAGGTACTGGGCCTTGAGCGTACCTTTAACCGTGTGCAGGTTATCGAATGTGATAGCCGTGGTGGTGTTGCTTGTAGAAACGTCACGCCCGGTAGAAATACCCGCAGCACTAGCGGTGAACACGCCCAAGGGCTGGCCTGCGCCGGAACCGTTGAAGTACGCGTTTTCCTGCGGCACGCCAATCTTGTACGCAAGGCGTTCGATAAGGAACGATTCGATGTCTGGCTTGGTGCGCAGCAACTTCTGCGAAACCTTCAACAGCTTGGAAAGCAAGCGGGGGCGCAGTTCGCGTCCGCCAAAGGACATTGCGGTATCGTTGGAAACCGCGCCAATTTCCGCCGTCCAGTCAGCGTCCGCAGGGTCCGTCTCAAGCGTGGGAACGCCCAAGGAATCGGAACCGGTCAACGTGTCCACCGTGGCAAACTGGCGGAAGAAAAGCGAGTTATCCACCTTCTGCCAAATCTTCTGCTGCATCGCCTGCGGGATAAGGAAGCCGCCGCTGATATCGCCATCAATCTGCAATGCACGGAGTTCGCGGCCAGCATCCCCGCCACGGCTCCATGCGTTGAAAGCCGCACGATATTCGGG